GCCCACGCTGGGCCTGGTGGGCGAAGGCGGCCAGAACGAGGCGGTCATTCCGCTGCCGGACGGGCAGAACGTGCCGGTCAAGCTGCAAGGCGGCGGCCGCGGCCCGTCGGTCGTCATCAACAACTACGCCGGCGTGCAGGTGCGCGCGCGCGAGCAGGACTCGCCCGACGGCGCCCGGCTGATCATCGACCTGGTGCGCGAGAGCCTGCTGGACGACCTGGCCCTGGGCGGTCGCTTCCGCCAGGGCATCCAGTCCACCTTCGGCGCCCAGCCGGTCTTCGCCCGCTGACATGCCCGCCTGGCCCTCCACGCTGCCCTCGCCGTCCGCCGCGCAGTACGGCGTGACGCGCGCGTCGGTGCTCGCCCGCACGGATTTCGAGAGCGGGCCGGCGCGGGTGCGCCGCCGCTACACCGCGGAGATCCGCCAGGTGTCGCTGCAGTGGACCATGACCGACGCGCAGCTGGCCGAGCTGGCGCTCTTCTGGTCCGTGGTGGAGCACGGCGCCGCCTGGTTCGACATCCCGCTGCTGCTGGAGGACGGCGAGCGCGCCCGCAGCGCCCGCTTCGTCAACCCGCCCGAGCAGCAGTTCCTGAGCCCCGGCCTGTGGCGCGTGTCCGCAGCGCTGGAAATCCGCCCCGAATAACCGGAGACCCGCATGTCCGCCGAAGCCACCGTCACCGTCAGCGTGCTCGCCACCCTGATCAAGTCCCTGGACCTCGCCGCCGGGACAGTCCCGCTCACCTACACGCAGCAGAAGGCCTTCACCGACGGCGCCGGCGCGGACAAGATCGAGGCGATCTTCCACGACCAGCGCACGCTCTCGGCCAGCGCCAACGAGGACCTGGACCTCGCCGGCGGGCTGACCGACGGCTTCGGCGACACGATCACCTTCACCAAGGTCAAGGCCATCCTGGTCAAGGCGGCGGCCGGAAACACCAACGACGTGGTGGTGGGCGGCGCGTCGGCCACGCAGTGGGCGGCGCCCTTCGGCGACGTCTCCGACAAGGTCAACGTCAAGCCCGGCGGGCTTTTCCTGCTCACCGCGCCGGACGCCACCGGGCTGGCCGTCGTCGCGGGCACGGGCGACCTGCTGCGCATCGCCAACAGCGCCGGCAGCACCACGGTCACCTACGACATCATCATCCTGGGCGAGGTGGCCTGATGCCCAACCCCACGCTGAGCGACGCGCTGGCCGAGTACTACGCCAGCGCGGACCCCGGCGAGGTGGAGCTGGTCACGCTGGAGATCCGCCATCCCGCCTTCACCGCGCCGATCCGGGTGGTGCACAACACCGTGGACGTCGAGGCGCGCCTGGAGCCGCTGGCGCCGCTCAACCCCGGCGAGGTGGTCACGTTCCAGGCCTACGCCTTCGAGCTGCAGCTGCCCGAGGTAACCGAGGACGGCAACCCGTTCCTCACGATCCAGATCGACAACGTCTCGCGCGAGATCACGGACAACCTGGACCGCGCCATGCAGTCGCCGGAGCGCATCTACGTGAGCCTGCGCGTGTACCTCGCCAGCGCGCTGCTGGACGGGCCGCAGCAGGATCCGGTGTGGCATCTGCTGATGTTCGACGTGGAGGCCAACGTTTTCCGGGTCACGGCGCGCTGCCGGTTTTTCGATCCGGTCAACCGTCAGTTCCCGTCGAAGCTCTACACGGCGGAGCGCTTCCCCGGCCTGGTGGCGTGATGCACTGGGCGATCGAGTACCTGGGCAAGCCCTGGGCGGGCGGCGCCGCCGGTCCGCTGGCCTACGACTGCTGGGGCCTGACGCGGGCGGTGCAGTCGGCCCACTACGGCCGGGAGCTGCCCGCCATCGAGCCGGCCAACTACGGGCTCAAGGCCTGCGCGCTCACCATGCGCGACCACCCGGAGCGCGGCCGCTGGGAGACGGTGCCCGAGCCGGAGGACGGCGACCTGGTGCTGATGGCCCACGCGCGCCACCTGTCGCACGTCGGCGTGTGGCTGGACGTGGACGGCGGCGGCGTGCTGCACGCCCTGCAGGGCGCCGGCGTGGTGTTCGCCCGCCTGCACACCCTGCGCGACACGGGCTGGGGCCGCATCGAGTTTCTGCGCTACAGGGGGTAGACGTGCTGGCCACCGTGGTCGAGCAGCGCAGCGTGCTGCAGCCGCACCTGCGCCGCGTCACGCCGCTGCGCCGCCCCATGAAGGTGGCCACCTACCATCGCCGGGCCCGGCCCTGCGACGGCCGCCACGTGCTGGCGTTCGTGAACGGCGAGCCGCTGCTGCGCGCCGACTGGTCGCGCCGGGTCATCCGCGACGGCGACGTGGTGGCCTTCGTCCATCTGCCGCTGGGCGGGGGCGGGTCCAACCCGCTGCGGGTCGTGGCGCTGCTGGCGGTGGTGGCGCTGGCGCCCTACGCCGCCGGCGCCATCGCGCCCAGCCTGGGCATCGCCTCCGGGGGCTTTGCATTCGGCGTGCTCAAGGCCGGCATCGCGCTAGCGGGCGCGGCGCTGGTCAACGCCGTGCTGCCGGCGCCCAAACCGCCCACGCCGCAGCTGGCCCGCGACCTGGCGGCGCCGTCGCCCACCTACACCCTGGGCGCCCAGGGCAACACCGCGCGCCTGGGCTCGCCCATCCCGGTGCAGTACGGCCGCCATCTGGCCTACCCGGACTTCGCCGCCCAGCCCTACACCGAGTTCGTCGGCAATGAGCAGTACCTCTACCAGCTCATGGTGGTGGGGGCGGGCAGCTACTCGATCGAATCCAAGCGCATCGAGGACACCTCGCTCGACAGCTTCGAGGACGTGCAGGACGAGGTCGTCGCGCCCGGCGGCGCGGTGACGCTGTTCCCGGCCAACGTGGTCACCAGCGTGGAGGTGGCCAGCCAGGAGGCGCTGACCAGCACCACGCTGGGCCCCTTCGTGGCCAACGCCGCCGGAACCCGCGTCAACGCGCTGGCGGTGGACGTGGTGGCGCCCCGGGGCCTGTACTACGCGGCCGACGACGGCAGCATCACGGCCAAAACCATCGCCTTCACCGTCGAGGCGCAGGAGATCGACGACAGCGGCACGCCGGTGGGCGGCTGGGTCACGCTGGGCAGCGAGTCGATCAGCGCGGCCACCACCACGCCCCAGCGCCGCAGCTTCCGCTACACGCTGACCAGCGGCCGCTACCAGGCGCGCCTGACCCGCACCGACACCAAGGACACCAGCACCCGCGCCGGGCACGAGCTCAACTGGTTCGGCCTGCGGGCCTACCTGCCGGACACCACCAGCTACGGCAACGTCACGCTGTGGGCGGTGCGCATTCGGGCCAGCAACCAGCTCTCGGGTCTCTCCGGTCGACGCTTCAACCTGATCTGCACCCGCCAGCTGCCCTCGCGACTGAGCGGCCAGTGGCAGGCGGCCAACGCCACCACCAACCCGGCCTGGGCCGCGGCGGACCTGTGCCGCAACACCGACTACGGCCTGGGGCTTTCGGACACGCAGTACGACCTGGCGCAGCTCGAGCAGCTGGCCGTGACCTGGGCCACCCGGGGCGACCAGTTCAACGCCCGCTTCGACAGCGCGGTGGGCGCGTGGGAGGCGCTCACGCAGATTCTGCGCGCCGGGCGGGCGGCGCCGTCGGTGCAGGGCGGGGTGATCCGCTTCGTGCGCCATCAGGCCGGCACGCTGCCCACGGCGGTGTACAGCATGCGCAACATCGTGCCCGGCAGCTTTTCCCTGCGCTACCAGCTGGTGACCGAGGAGACCACGGACGGCGTGGAGATGCGCTACTTCGACGATACCGTGTGGACCGAGCGCCCGGTCACCGCGGTCCTGGCGGGACAGTCCGGCGTCAACCTGGCCAAGGTGCAGGGCTACGGCATCACCCAGCGGGCCCAGGCGTTTCGCGAGGCCGCCTACAGCGCGGCGCAGAACCGCTGGATGCGCACGTTTGCAACCTTTCAGACGGAGCTGGAGGGGCACCTCTCCACCTACGGCGACCTGGTGGCGGTGCAGCACGACATGCCGGCCTGGCATCAACACGGCGAGGCGGTGCAGTGGCGCGCGCCGGAGCTGACCCTGCGCAGCTCGGAGCCGTTCGCCTGGGGCAGCGGCACCCACTGGGCGGCGCTGCGCGGCCGCCGGGGGGAGTTCTTCGGGCCGTACCGCGTGACCCGCGGCGCGGACGACCGCGACCTGGTGTTCCAGGTCGCGCCGCAGACCGACATCGCCGTGGACGGCCGCGGCGAGCGCACCCACATTATCTTCACCGAGGAGCGCGCGGACGGGTCCGCCTTCCGCCTGTTCCGCGTGGTGGGCGTGCGTCCCAACCGGGGCCGGGTCGAGCTGGCCGTGGTCAACGAGGATGCGCGGGTCCACATCGCGGACCAGGCCAGCGTGCCGGCGGCGCCCTCCTGGGACCTGCCGGGCACGCCGGTGCTGCCGGTCATCGTCGGCGAGCTGGCGGTGGTGGAGGCGCCCACCAGCACGCCGCAGTCGCCCCGGGTGGCGGTGTCGTGGCCGGCCGCGAGCGGCGCTCAGTCCTACCTGGTGGAGCACGCGGGCGACAGCGTGCTGGGCACGCCGGCGTCCGTGACCGTGAGCCGCAGCGGCACCACGGCCACCGTGAGCCACACGGCCCACGGCCGCAGCACGGGCGACTATGTGCTGATCGAGGGCGCCGACCAGGGCGCCTACAACGGCACCAAGCGCATCGCCGTGGTGGACGCCGACAGCTACACGTTTTACGTCGGCGGACTGCCCGCCACGCCCGCCACGGGCACCATCACCGCGGCGCTGGTCACGCCGGCGTGGACCCGGGTGGCGGACACCACGCAGACCCAGGCGCAGTTCTCCGTGCCGGCGGGCGTCAACTACATCCGCGTGGCGCCGCTGGGCCAGGGCCGGGGTCCCTGGGTGGCGTGGTCCGGCACGGTGTCGGGGCTCACCGCCACGCCGGCGACGCCGGCCACCATCACCAACCTGACGGCCACGGCCGGCGTGACCTCGATCATCCTGGAGTGGGACGAGGTCACCGACGCGCAGGTGGACCGGATCGAGATCTGGCGCCACACCGCCAACGACATCAACGCGGCCCAGTTCCTGGACGCGGTGGTGGGCGAGCAGTTCCTGTACGCCGACAAGCTGGGCAGCGCCGGCCTCACGCGCTACTACTGGGTGCGCCCGGTCAACCGCAAGGGCGTGGCGGGGGCGTTCACGGGCGCGGCGAGCGCCACCACCGGCCAGGCGCAGACGGGCGACATCGCCGACGGCGCGGTGGACACGGTCAAGATCGCCGACGCGGCGATCGTCACGGCCAAGATCGCCAACGCCAACGTTACGACCGCCAAGATCGCCGACGCCAACATCACGACGGCGAAGATCGCCGACGCGCAGATCACCACCGCGAAAATCGTCGATGCCAACGTCAGCACCCTCAAAATCGCCGGCAACGCGGCCACGCTGCCCATCACCAGCTACACCGACGGGTTGGTGGTGCCCCCGCTGGGCATCGGCGTGGTGGCCACGGCGACCATCACCGTGCCGTCGGACGCAGCGGCGCAGCCGGTCATCGTGCAGTTTTCAGTGACGTGCGACGACAACGCCACCGGCGGCGGGCAGATGGGGTTCAGCTGCCGGCGCAACACCGTGCAGATACTGCCGACGGGCATCACCTATTTCACGGTCGAGGTGCCGAGCGGCGGCCGCCAGCAGCTCGCCGTGGCATTTGCGGACACGCCGGGCGCCGGCACCTGGACCTATGACCTGTATCAGGCCGGCATCGGCTCGGGCAAGGCGGTGCGGCAAAGGTCCACCGTGTTGCTGCTGGCCAAACGATAGGAGAGCGCATGCCCTACTACGTGATTTTCAAAACCAGCACCGGCGGCATTGTGCGCAGCGGGTTCGCGCCGACGGAGGCGGACGCCGCGGCCCAGGCCGGCGAGGGCGAGGACTACATCCTCACCGAGAGGCAGATTTCCGACAGCGAGTACTGGGTGAGCGACGTGCAAAACAAAACCCTCACGGCGCTGCTGGACCCGGGCATCGCGCCCGACAAGCTCACCGTCACCGCGGACGAGCAGGACATCGTCACCTTCAGCGGCGTGGCCCAGGGCACGGTGATCGTCATCGACGGAGTGCGCGACGAGTTCGGCAACCCCGGCGGCACGCTGCTGATGCACAACGACGCCACCGGGCTGCTCGAGCTGAGCTTTGACTGCGCCGCCGGGTGGCGCGTGGGCTTCAGCCGGGGCAGCGCCTACAAGAGCGTGGAGTTTCTGGTGACCTCGGAGTGGCCGGCATGAGGTGGAACCAGACCGCCGTCCCGGAATACAAGGAGGCGGCGCTGGCGGGCCGCCGCCGCGCGGAGTACGAGAAGCAGGAAACCTACCCGCCGACGACGCACGGCCACGCCATCGCCGACGTGCAGGGGCTGCAGGCCGCCCTGGACGCCAAGCAGGACGCGGGCGCCGGGGGCGGGAGCGGGCCCACGGTCAAGTGCGGCACGGTCAACCTGGGCGCGGGCGGCAGCGCCGCCGTCACCTTCGCCGCGGCGTTTCGCGCCGTGCCGGTGGTGACCGTGACGGCGCAGTTCA